AGCGTGTGCCAGTGGCCTTGGAAGGCGTCCAGCTGAGCGGATTGCACGGCGCGGCCAGAGTCCACCCCTCGCCCGTCGTCCCAGCCGCGCAAAAACTCGCCGCGCAGGTCAGGCAAGGCGAAAGTCGTGGCACCGTCGCCGACTCCGAAAGCGGTGCCAATTGCGGCGAAAAGTGCCGCGTAGGTGGTCCGGGAAACCAGGGCTCCGTTGGCCTTGAGCGATCCCGCTGGCGCCGTGGTCTTGGCCGTGTAAAAAATCTCGCCAGCGGGTGGTCCTGGTAGGGCCGAGGGAGTGATCCAGACACTGACTTTATTGCTGCGAATCGACCGCTGGGCACCTATGCCTGTCAGTGAGAAGCTGGTGCCGCCTCCCAGCAGGGTGTCGGCGCCAGCACACGTCACCCCTGCGGTGTTGGTAGTGGCGTCACCCCGGATGAATTCAAACTGCAGCGGCTCTGCCGTGACGTTGGCCGCAGGAAGGACGGCGCTGATGTTGCCCGCCGTCGCGTCCAGCACAACAACCCCAGCATGGTCGAAAGTCAGATTTAGCGGGCTGTTGGCCGCGTTCACGGTAGTGAAGTTTCCAGCGCAAAGGGCCTTTATCGCCTTGTAAAGCACCTTGTAGGTGGCGGGCACGGTCTCGTCAAACTGAGCGCCTGCTTGACCGCCCGCCTTAACAAGCTCCATCAACGACCAGATCAGCGAGTTCATGTCTTTTTCGGTGACAGCCGTGGGTACGGCGGCGCTGTCCTCATGCCGATTGAAGCCGGTGCCAGCGTCAACAACAAACGAGTTTGATTGGGTGTAATCCATGGGGTTTCCTCAGATAAAAATGACGTTGACTTCAAAGCGCGCATGCACGATGCGCTGCAGGTAGCAGGCCAGCTCGCCGCCGTTTAGGGTGCCGATTCGCAGCCGGTCACCCACGCGGTTGACGCCCACGCGAAAGGGCGGCGTCTGCAGCGTGACGATCACCCACAGGGCGCCATTGAGCCGCCCAAGCCGGTCACCGACGCGGTCACGGCCCACCCTGAAGGGCGTGTTGTAGCGAACCTCGGCCTGGTAGCCCAGCCGGGCCGAAAAGGCCTCAATGGCGCCGGGCGCCGCCGGACTTGAATTGACGTAAGGCAGCTCGACGGGGCGCAGCCGGGCCAGCAGCAGCTGGCGGCGCAGCGCCAGGCTCTGGCCGGTGCCAAAGCAGGCGTCAGGCAGGCCGGTCGCTTCTTCCCACTCGGCCAGGCGGTTGACGGTCGTGGCCGGTTGCCACTGGCGCACGATCTCTGTGACGTCGTCGTGGTGCTCGCCAAAGGTGGCGGCCACGCCCCGAATCACGCGCATCAATGTCGAAGCGGCCTCGCGTGGCCAAGCGAAGCCGGTGGGCAGCAGGTTTGCGAGGGATTGGAGAAACTTTTCCACGGTCAGGTAAAGGTGACAGTCCCGCAGGCGAGCAACTCGTCGTAAGCGCCCACGGTAAAGACGCCGCCTTCAGTCAGGGCGGGCGCCGAAAAGTTATGGTCGAACTCGCCAGGCGTGGCGCTGACCACTTCCTTGACGTGGCTGTGCGGGATAGAGCCGCCGGGCACGGCCTCACGGAAAAACAGGTCCTTGATCGCGGCAGTGATAGCGGCCCGGTTTTCAGCCGTGTCGGGCGATATCGACAGGACAAAGTCCTTGGTCATCGGCGTGGGGGTGATCACAAACAGCTCGTCGGGCGGGCCTCGCTCGGGGTCGCGGATGTAGTCGAGCACCTGGCGCTGCTGAATCGACGTGGGCAGGCCCGGCGCCGCGTTGCCGTCGGCCATGATGATCACGCCCGCCGAGGTCGGGCCTGCGGGGTTACGCACGCCCCAGGCGCGGGTAATGCCGGCGACCTCCAGCGCCCACCGGGCGTAGTCGGCGGGGCTCCCGCCCATGGGCTCATTGCTGAGCCGCTGCTGCAAGCGGTAGATCGCCTCGGCGTCGCTTTCCTGATCGGCGCCGCCGCTCAGCCCGTCCACGCCGACGACCAGCGCCGAGTCCACGCCGTTGACGGGCGAAACCAGCGTCAGCTCAAGGCCAGCGACGGCGTTGCCGGCCAGGCCGGGGACCACGGCTATCAGGCTGGGGGCCACGGTGCCGTCAATGGCGACCGCGACGTCGGCGGTGACCTTGTACTGGCGGCCCTGGTCGTCAGCGGCCAGCGTGCCCGCCTCCAGCAGCGAAGCGGGCACGCCCGTGCCGCCAGCGGCGCCTACGGCGGCGGCCGGCTCCTTGCGCGTGATCCCGTAGGTGGCCAGCCAGCCGTCCAGGAACTCGTCAGCCGAGTAGATCGGGATGGCCTGCCTGGCAATGAAGTCGCGCAGATAGCGAAAAGCGCCATGCAGGCCCATGCCCTGCACAAAGGCCAGCGCCTTGACATTGGACCTGGCCAGCTCAAGGTCCACCGAGCTGAGCGACGCGGGGTCGGCGGTCTGGGTGGCCTGCGAAAGGCTCTGCTGCAGCAGCCTGGCCGCGTTGTCGATAGCCTGCGGGATGGTCGGGATAGGAACGTTTAAAAGGGTCATTTGGCGAACCTGCGAATGGATGTACCCCAGAGCACGTCATAAACCGGCGTGATCTGGCCGGGCTTGAAAATCTGCGGGCGTACGGCAAGCCGGTCGCCCTGGTCGCCGACCCATTGAGAGGTCACCTCGACGCGGTCGGCGATGCCAGTGCGCACCATCCAGGCCAAGCCCTCTTTGCAGGTGAAAACGGCCTTGGCAGGCACGTCGTCGGTCACTTTGCCGGTGTAGAGCAGCCAGAGCAGCGTGCCCCAGTTGTCGGGCTTGTCAGAAAAGCCGTCGCTCATGAACTCGTCGCCTACCCAGCCGCGCCGGTTGGTCTCATTGAGCGGCAGCTGGTCGTCGGCGCTGGCGCGGGCATCAGAAAACAGGGAAAGGATGATCGCCGTCTGCAGCGTGTCCTCAAGCTCCAGGGCATAGGTGGCCAGGCGCGAGACGTAAGACTGGGGCGCACCTGTCGGGCTGCTGAAGTCGGTGAAGGGGTAGTCGCGGGGCGCTGCGGGTGTGGCCAGGCGCCAGTCGAACGGCATGCCAAAGACTGCGCCAGCGCGCAGGCTCTCAGGCAGGGGACGGGTGGCCACATCAAACATGAAGCCAGTGTCAAGGCAGGAGCGTTTTAGGTCTTGGTGAAACGCTTCACCGTGCGGGTCAGTTGTTTGTCCCGGTGTTGCCGCCCGACGTGATATCAGGGTGAGTGTGGCCGTCTAGAGCCTTGCCCGCAGCTGTCACGCCCGCCACGCCGGTCACGCGGCCTTGTGCGGTCATGTTTCCTGCGTTGGTCATGCTGCCCGAGTTGGTGACCAGCGGGGTGTTGTATTCCACCTTGACGGCAGCGTTGACCCTGTACGTGTCGCAGTCCACCTGAATCAGCTTGCCTTCCTTCAGGGTGATCTTGTGGCCTTCCTTGTGCCAGACGGCCACCTCATAGGCGGCCAGTTGCGGGCGCTCGGCCAGCCGGTCCATGCGCACGATGATCGTGTGCCCGTCCACCGTCAGGACCAGGCCCTGGCCGTCCACCGGGTTCGCGGCCAGCCCGTAGTCCTGAAAACGCTCTGCGTCGTCCTTGACGTCGTTTTCGGTCGCCTCTGAGCGGCCACGCTGCACCTGACCCTCCTTCAGGCCACGGATGCGCGCACGGCGCAGGAAGACGTTGGGCAGGCTCACCGGGCGCCCCCCTGGGCCTTGTCACGCGGGCCGCGTGGGTGGTTGGTCGTGTTGCCTTTGTTGCCAAAGTTGCGGCGTTTGACCTTTGTTTTGAGCGGCGCGGTGTCATAGGCCTCGATGGGGCGCACGGTCAGCTCGGTCACGTCGCCTTCTTTGAGGTCGCAGTGCTGACGCACGGCGCAGATCAGCCATTCGGCGCCATCGAGCCCGGCAATGTCGTCATAGATGGCCACGCGCTGATTGAGCGGCCAGGGCTTGCCGCCGTGCGTCCAGCCCTCGACCGTGTAGCGAAAACCGTAGGCCTGGCCGCGGCGCACGCGGGCGGTGTGGTCCACCAGCGTCTGCAGCTCGCTTTGCGTGGTGTTGCCGTCTGCGTTGATTACCAGCGGCATATACCGGGTGACCTCGGGATCGGTGGACCTGGCCTTGAGCTTGCGCGAGGTCTCGAAGTCGCTGACGGTGTTCTGCTGGCCATAAACGATGTATTCGCTGTGCCGCTGCTCGTCAGAGCCGACCGGGTCCATTTTGATCACGTTCTGGCCGCGCACGATGGAACCGGTGAACTTGGTGACCCCTGCCTTGGTCAGCAGCAGGCGCCCATCGTCGTCACGGGTGACCAGCACGCCGCGCAGCCTGGCGGCCCTGGCCAGCGCGTCCACCACTGACTCGCCGTGTGCAAGTTTGAAGTCGTGCAGCGGCTCGCCCGTGTCGGTTTCCACCTTGACCTCGATGCCGTAGGGCGCGACCAGGTCCTTGCAGACCTGCTCAAGGCGGGCGACGCGCCACTGGCCGCCCTTGTGGATGGCCGAGCAGCGCACCAGGTCGCCAGTGCGGTCGCGGCCCATGATGCGGTAACCGCAGTCCTGGCGGTTGTAGAAAGGCTCAGCAGACAGGACAAAGCCGTTGATTACCTGAATGCCACCGATGCGCACCTTGACGGCGTCCTGTCGCTTGATCGTGGGCGCCTGGCCGGGAACCATCGAAACGGGAATGTTGAAGGTCCCGCAGATCGCCTCAATGCTGCGCTCGACCTCGATTTCCAGCACTCCCTCATATTGGACGCCTTTCACCTCGACGGTGATCTTGTTGTCGTCGCGTGTGTAGCGATCAGGCATCAGTCATGCCTCATGATGCGCAGCGCCCGGCCTGGCCGCACCAACAACGGGTGCCGAATATGCGGGTTCATGGCCATGATTTCGTCGGCATAGGCCGCCGTGCCAAACAGCTTGTAACTGATGAACCAAACCGGCTCCCAGCCCTGCGGCGTGTAGGTGGCCAGGCGCACCAGGTCGCGGGATCTAGCGTGCAGATCGGCCAGGGCGGCAGTGTGCAGGTGAGCCATGGCGTTGTGCCAGGCGGTCGGGCTCAGGCCGCTGGTAGGGCTCAGGGCCGACGCCTCGGTCAGCAGCCTGGTGCATTGCTCATGCACGTTGCGGCGCAGGGCCAGCGCCTCGTCGTAGCCGGTCAGCTCGGTGGCCGCCAGGGTGCGCACATAGCTGGCCGTGGCCAGGGATTCAAACAGCTGGTCGCTCGCCGCTGTCAGCCTGGTCAGTTGCTGCCTGGCCGTGCTGTCGGTCGCCAGCGCCACCGGGTCGCCCGTGCCATAGATCACCAGGCCAGCGTCGCCGCTGCCCCCAGCATGGCCGCTGCTGGCAGGCTCGGGGATCACAAAGCTTTCAAAGTCGTTTCGCACCAGCTTTTTGTCCAGGTCAAAACCCCAGCTGAAGGCGTCACGAAAGGCCGCAGCGGTCGCGGCGCTCAGGTCGCTCGGCAGATTGAACAGGTTGGCGATCTCGCTGGCCAGCTGCTGGGGCACGCGCACCAGGTCGCCGAGGTTGGCGCGCATTTGCTGGAATCCAGCGATCACGCCGTTGCTGTAATCGCCAAGGCCGGTCTGCACCGTCTTGAGCTGGCCCCAGACGCCGTCCAGCGAGGCGGTCAGGTTCTTGATGGCGCCGTTGGCGGCCCAGCCTGGCACGCTCAGCAGGGACCAATCGAGTTTGAACTGGTCCTGCGCGGCCTTGGATGCGTCCAGGGCGGCCTCGGTGGCCTGGCTCTCGGTGTTGGCCACGCCGACCGGGTAGCGCCGCGCCTCGGCCCGCACAAAGCTCAGGTCAAAGCGGGCCATGCCGCCTTCGGCGGTCGGGTTCTCCTTGATCGTCGTCTTGCCGTGAACATACACGCGAATGGCGCCCGCCGTGGGGTGGATCAGGATGCCTTCACCCGTGAGCACCTTGCGCAGGGCCTCGCGCTGCTCGATGTAGTCGTCGCCGATCACATAGGCGGAAAACTTGATTTCCTCCACGCCCTCGCCCATGCGAAAGACGGTCGGCAGGTCCTGAAACGGGTATTCCCGCAGCACGGTGTTGTCGCCAAAATTGACGTCGATGCTGTCCACGTGAAAACGCACATTGCGGAATTCCGCAGGTTGCAGTTGTTCTAACCAGCCCATTACCAGGTGCCCTCGGGTTTGGTTGCCCCTGTGCTGAGCTTCACGCCCGACATGGGCGTGGTCACCGAGGCGGTAGCCGTGGTGCGCTCGTCGGTCACACGCACATCGACGGCGATCTTGCCGTCGCCCAGCTCGACCTTGGGCGCAGGGCCGCCCATCGCCGCGGCCTGCTCGGCGATGCTGGGCATGGTGGCGGCCAGCAGGCGCGGGTCGTTGTAGCCCTTGCCACGCATGGCGCCCCCCGTCCTGCGCGCTTCTGCATTGTTTAACGTGGCAATGTCCGCATCGCTGGTCATGAACAGCTCACTGCCCAAGGCCAGGGCCGAGCCGATCCAGCCCAAGGCCTTCAGGCCGGTCGCGGCCTTGGCAGCGGCCCCAGTAGCGCCTCCAGCTGAAGACGCTACGCCGTCCAGCTTGGGAAAGGCGCCAGGGGAGCCCCCCGACCGTGGCAGCCCACCCCCTGGCCCGCCACGGCCGGGGAGTCCCCCAGCACTTCGTCCACCGAGCAGCCCAAAGGCCATCAGTGCAGTCGCAAAGACGCCCAGCGCGGCGGTCGTGCCGACCACTGCTGACGTCAGGATTGGAAACTTTTCTGCTGCCCAGTTCGCACCATCCAGCACGGCCTTGAGCGGCCCGCCTTCACCCATGGCCTGGCTCATGGCGATATCGCGGTTGTTGGCCAGCTGCTGCGCCTTGTAGCCGCTCTCACCCTGAATCAGCGACTGGGCCGAGTCGATGGCGCTGACGCCCGTGCGCGTCTTGCCCATGACGTCCTTGACATAGCCGCGATTGTTCATTTCGGCCACCAGGTACATGAGCGCCTGCCGGTCCTGTATCACCTTGCCGACCGCGTTGCCTTCCAGCAGCGACGCCAGGGCCTCGGTGGTCTCGGTCTTTTCGTCCTTGGTGGTGGCGCTGGCCAGCTTTTTCTGCAGGGCCACATATTTCGGGTCCTTGGCCGCGATCTCGTCCACAAAGCCGACAAAGGCGTCAATCGAGTTGACCCCTTTTTCACGGGCGCCCATCAACCGCCCGGTCAGGTCAAAGCCCTGTTTTTTGAAGTCTTTTTGGGTGTCCTGCGAGTTGATCTTGGCCAGCAGGTTGACGACGTTGTTGCCAGCCTCGTCCTTGCTGCCGGACGTGATGGCCGACGCCTGGGCACCCGAGACAATGCGCCTGAAGCCCTCAATACCCTGCAGGCCGCTGAGCTTGCCCGCTGCCATCATCTGGGGTAGCCACTTGGCCATGTCCTTCAGCTCAAAACCGCCAGCCTGTCCCGCCTTCATGGCGATATCGAGAATCTCGGGGATTTGGTCTTCACTGATCTTGAAGGTCTGCATGGCCTTGATGGCGATGTTGCCGATGGCCGAGGCGTCGGCGCCCGAGGCAGAGCTGGCTTTCATCAGCGACGGCAACATCTTTTTTGCAGTCTCGATGGGCACGGCGCCAGAGGCGATCAGCGCGTCCAGAGTCTGCGCGCCTTGTTCGCGTGAGCCGCCTCCGTAGCGCACGGCCTTGATGATCGCGCTGTCCAGCTCGGCCTTGCCTGCCTGGCGCCCCTTTGTGTCGCGGTCGCTGAATGCCGTGTTGGCCATGTGCGCCAGCTGCATGCTGTAGTCGATTGGCTTGTCGGTCAGGGCCTTGCCCGCATAGAAAGCCCCTGCAGCGGCGCCGCCAGCGGCGACGGCCTTGGGCACGGCGTTCTGCAGCAGCGAGACCATGGCCCGCGTTTTGGCAGTGACCTGGTCAATCCCGCCCGCCAGCCGGCGCATGTAGCCCAGCTGCCGCTCTGCCGCCTGGCTGGCGCCCCAGCGGGCAAAAGCGGTATCGAGGCCGCGCACCGACCCGCTGGTCTTATCCACGGCGGCCTGCATGGCCCGCTGCGAGCGCTCGACGGCCTGCGCCTCGGTCTGAGACTTGGCGCCGATGTTGCTGGCCAGCTCGATGAAGTAACGCAGTTTCAGTTCACGCATGGGAGGGTCGGCCAGGTTTAGCGGTCAGCTTGCCGATTTGCGTGGCCATCGCTTTTAGCCGCGCCTTTGGCACCGTTTCCAGCGTAGTCGGTGAGCATTGCAGGGCCAGACTCAAGCTGGTGAGCAGGCGCTCCCACGCTTGGAGCCTGGCCCGAGGGCTGTGGGGCTTGGGGGCCGGTGGCTGGTGCCAGCCCGTCGCAGATCGCCTCAAACTGCTCTTGCGTCATGTTTCCATAGCGCACTTCGGCAGCGAGAGAGACCAGGAAAATGCGCTCTTCAATGCGCGCCAGATCGCGGCTCGACAGGCGGTCGTACAGGTCCAGGTCAATCAGGTGGCCGCTCAGCGTCATTTCATCGCAGGCCAGAGACTCGATGTGAAGCATGTTCAAAACGTGCTTGAAGGTCGAGTCACTGACGACCAGACGCCAGGCGCCATTGACCTGCACGCAGCGCTCGGCCTCGCGCTCGGCCTTGCGCTCGTCGGCCACGCTGGTCTCGCGCAGCTTGACGACCTGGTAACGGATTTCCTTGTCGCCCATCTTGGCGGGCAGGCCGTCCAGCAGCGTGAGGGTGAAGAGGTCGTCAGGCCTGTCAGCGGGCGACGACTCGGCAATGGGGGCGCGTTGTGCAGTCATGGCATGCAGTGTCTGCCTGCAGGCCGTTTCAGTCCTGGTGAAGCGTTTCACCGGCCCAATGAAAAAGGCCGGGGAGACCCGGCCTTGCTTAAAGGTGCAACTTGCACCAGATCGCAAACTGTCGCTTTACAGCCACTGCGGCTCGGCCAGCACGTTGAAACTCACGTCCACCGAACCGCCGCCAATGTCGCCCAGCTCGGCGAATGTGCATTTTGGCATCAGCACACGTTTGCCGCTCTGGCTGTCGCGGGCCGTGATCTGCACGCCCTGCATCTTGGAAAAGTTGGTCGGCACGTCGTTCTGGCCAAACTGCAGCTTCATTTTGAACATCGTGGCTACCCTGCCGCGCTTGGTGAAGTCGTCGCCGCTGGCGCTCAGCACGGTTTCATTTTTGACGCGGGCTGCGCCGCTCAAAATGCCGGTGCCGTCCTCGAAGGCGAGCGGCTTGCCGTCAGCGACGATCACATCGACGTGCAGCAGCATGTTTTCAGTACCCATGATTTACTCCTAAGTTGGTTGGTTGCGGGTGGCTTAGACCTGGCCAGCGACGACCGCGCTGGTGATCTCGGTCTGGTAGTGCTGCGTGACGATGACGGGTTCGTCCAGGATCTTCAGCTTGCCGTTGGGGCCGTCCACTTCCACCACAAGGGTCTCCTGGTAATACGGCATGTTCTGGGTCAGGCCGACGTCCATGAACAGCTTGTAAAGGCCGATCATGATTTCCTCGCCCAGCTCTTTCGTCATGATCTTCTGACCAGGGATCGGGTCAGTGATGTACTGGGCAATTTTGAAGCCGGTGTACTTGATCATGAATTCCGTCACCCGGAACCAGCGGTAATAACTCATGGTCTTGAGCCAGCACAGCTCGGCCAGGCTGCGGTCGGCTGCGCCGTTGGCCGTCTGGGTGTAGTTGGTCACCATGCGCAGCATGCTGCCGGTGCCGTCCTGGCTGATCTGCAGCGGAGAGCCGCCCGCGACCAGCAGGTTGTTTTTCTGGTCGATGGTGAAGTCGTCGCCCTGTTTGGGGCCGACATAGCCCGACAGCACCACGCCCGTGTGCGGCAGGGCCGGGTCGATGGCGGCCAGGCTCTCGATGGCCGCGCCAGCCATGGCGGCGGTCTGCCATGGGCTGCTCAGGTCCTTGGTGGACGTGATGGTGTGGACGTGCGGGCTGTTGCGGCCCGCCAGCAGCGTGGTGATCGCGGCTTCGGTGCCCCGGTAGGCATTGACCACCATGCCGTCCTGCATGTTGTTGGCCAGCCAGCGGGTCGCCAGCTCGTTTTCAAGCAGCACCTGGTTGGCGCCGCCGGTGAACGGGTTGACGATCTCGGTGGCGCGGTAGCCCGCCATCTTGGTGATCACAGGCGTCACGTCCGGCTCGACCGCGCCGAGCGTCATGACCGGAATGGTCAGCGTCAGGCCGACCGGCAGCTTGTCGTCCTGGTAATACTGGCTCACCACGCTGATGCTGTTGCCGGTGGGGCCGCCCCACTTGCAAGTCAGCTTGACCTCGCCAGGCGTGACGGTCGCTGCCGCGGTGACCGGCAGCTTGTCCACGGCATTGATCGCCGCAACCAGCTTGGCGGCAATGGTGGCACCGGTGTCCGCGTCCACCACGCCAAAGCTGATGCGCTGGTCTTCCACGTACAGCATCAGCTCGCCCGAGGTGCCCAGCGTGGCGCCTGCGGTGCCGACCACGATGGTGCTGGACGCCTTGACGGCCGCAGCACCCTCGACAAGGCAGATCACGTCAATCGGCAGGCCCAGATCGGCGTTGCGCTTGGCGGCCCGCCACATCGAAACCAGCTGGGAGCCTTCGCCGTACAGCTCGACCGCGTCGGTCTCGGTGCTGACCGTGCGGATGGTGTCCACGGCAGCGCTGCCGTCTGCCAGCTTGTGGCCGATCAGCAGCAGCCGGCGCGGCATGCCACGCAGCCCACGGATGGCGCGGGAAAAGTCGAGCTTGCTGGCCACAAAGGGCACCAGGAAGTTGAGGCTCAAAAGATTGGGCAGGGACATGATCAGCTCCAGTTAAAAAGGTGTGTGAAAGCGCTTCAGTGCAGGGTCGGGTTGGGTGGATCAGCCCACCAGGGTCAGGTCGCCGTCTTCAATGCGGCGCCGCGTGGTCAAGTTCACGGTGACCGGCGTGTCGGTCTCGGGCTTGAAGTTGCGGCCCGTCTCGTTGTTCATGAGCACGACGTCCTTGGCCACACGCACGACGCAGGTGGCGCCCAGTGCGGGCATGGGCAGCTTGGCCGGCTTGGCGGCGGCTGCGGTGTTGTCGGTAGGGGTCGCGGGTTGCTTGGTGGCCATGTCGGTTCCTTTTCAAGGGTTCAAAAAATTAATTTGGTCGGTGACGGTCGGCGCCGCGTCGCCTGACGGCGGGGCGGGCGGAATTTGGTTGACGTGGGTGTCGTGCGTCAGCTCCACAGTCGTGAGCGGTGGCAGGTTTTCATAATCAACCGCAGGGCGGCCAGGGCCGAGCGGGATCTTGCCCTTGGCGCACTGGTACCAGTCCACCATCCAAAGGGCTTGACCTTCCTTGTCGATGGCAGCGTTGTAAAGGTTCTCGCAGCTGGCCTCGTCGTCCAGACCCAGCACGGTCACGTCCAGCGCCTCCAGGGCGCTTTTGTAGGGCTGCTGCTGCATGGGCATCCACTGGCGCAGCACGACGCTCAGCGACTCGGCCAGGGCCATGGCCTCGGCCATGCGCGCCTCGCGGCTCTTTGCGTTCTTGGTAACCACGAAAGCCACCAGCCGGTGATTCTTGGCATGGCGCCCGGTCAACCTGCTTTCGGCGCCAGGCTTTTTCCAGCCCAGCAAGGTCACCAGGATCGCGGGGCAGTTGTAGCTCACCTTGCCCACTTCAGTCGCCGAGAACTCGCCCGCATAGGGGCGCACCGTGACGACCTGCTGCTTGGTGAAGCTGGCGCGGATGAAGGCCACGGCCTGGTCGAGCAGTGCCACGGCGCTCATTGCGTGCGTCCAATCTCGGCGATCAGGAAGTCGCCAATAAAACGTTCTTGCACCGGGCCGACGCCCAGCACCGGGCGGGCAGTCATGGTGAAGCGGCGACCTGGTGCGCCGGTCTCACCGCCAAAGTGGTGAATGGCCGCGTAGATCAGGGCCGAGCCCAGCGCCACGCCCGAGCCCTCCAACTGGTGGACATAGCTGTCATAAAGCCGGTGCGTGTCAATCAGCGTCTTGCCCGCAGCGCGCACGCTGCCAGCGGCGCGGCCCTTGGCCTTGTTGTTGCGCTTCCAGGTGGTCGTGCGGCCCTGGGCGGCCTTGCTGGGCGGCATGGCGCTGCCGTCGAAAAGGCGCTGCGCGTCAAAGTTGTCCTGCACGTTGCCGATCATGAATTCGCCGATCTCGCGGCGGGCCGAAGCGTACTTGGTCGCGTCCAGGCGGCCAAGGGCGCGCAGGTGGTCAACGATCTGCGAGGCGTCAAAGGTGGCTGCAATGCCGCTCACTGCGTCCCCCCGTGCCCGGGCCAGTTGTAGCGGCTGAAGGCCTGGCCGCTGCGCATGCGGCTTTTGGTGGGCATCGTTTCACCGTCAGGCTTGACCAGCTGGGCGGTGCCCTTGGCCACGTCCTTGAGCCAGGCGCGTTTCTGGTCACAGCGCTCGTCCATGCGGTCGGTGGCGTTGTCGGGGTCGTCAGACAGGCCGCAACGCACCAGGACCATGCAGCACTCATTGAGGGTGCCCATGTTGGCATCGTCAGCCGACAGGGGCAGCGTCACAGCGCGCTGCAGGTAGGTGTCCATGAAGTTGCTGACGGTCTCGATCTTGCGCATGAAGCGGGCCAGCGCCTCCTCGGCAGCGGCCTGCTCTTCAGCGCTCGGCGCGCCCGTCCACACCCCAGCAATGGCGTCGGTCAGCAGCTGCTCGGTGAGCAGGCCCTGCTCGTCAGTCAGCAGCTGCGTGATTTCCTTCAGACCGTAGTTCTGAATGACTTGCTGGGGCGTGGCGTATGGCATCGGGAATCAGCCTTACTTTTTGGCGGCGGTTTTCTTGGCGGCGACCTTTTTGGCCGGGGCCGACTTGGCTGCTGGCTTGGCGGTCGTGGCTGGCGTGGTCGCAGCAGCTGCGGCCAGGGCGGCCTTGGCGGCATCCGGGTCCACCACATCGACCTTGACCGTCAGGTTGCCTTCGCCACCAGCATCAGAGCCAGAGCCTTCGCCGCCACCTGCGGTCTCGCTGCCGCCGCCAGCCTGGTCGTTTTGCTTGGCCAGCTCGGGGTCGGCGTAGGCCGCGGCGCCAGAGGCCACCAGGCTGGCGGCGATTTTCTTGTCCACTTCAAAATCGGCGCTGGGCGTGCCTGGCACGTGGCGCCCGTCGCCGCTGCGGATGATGGACAGGGCGGTCACAGCGACCATGCCCGCGATAAGTTGTTTTGTCATGAGGTTCTCCTGTCAGGTTGAACAAAGGGCGGGCGCTTGACTTGCAAGGCGCCCGCCCGCTCTGCCTGTCGCGCGTGGTTAGGCGACGACGTCGCTGAAGAGGTAGCCGAGGTCGTTGGCGGTCACCAGTTCTTTGACCGACTCACCGACCCGGACGCGCACGCCGCCGTGGATGCCGATGTCCGGGTCCACGATCTCGCCAGCCACGCGGGGGCCGAACTGGGCCGTGTAGCCGAACGTCACGCCGAACTGTGGGTCTGCATTCATGTTGCGATGCAGGAAGGCAGCTTTCTTGCCCCAGACGCGCTGCATGTTGACCGGCTGGCCGCGCTTGGCGATGTTGACCCAGCCTTCACCGATGTACAGCTCTTCCAGCTCGAACAGGTCGGCGAAAGCGCGCTTGCTGATCACGCCCGCGTCGGTCGCGTTGCCGAAAACCGCCTTGCACAGCTTGGGGTGCTGGCTGATCACCGACCAGGCAGCGCGGCCAATGACGCCGATATTGGGGCGCATGACCATGTTGTCGATGCCTTCCTTGATATCGGACTGCGGGTTGCTGTTGACAAAATCGGACCACTGAGTGACGCCGATCAGCGTTTCCTTGTTGGTCGCGCCGTAGTTGGCAGCGTCAAACACCAGGCCGGCAGCGCGCACTTCACGGGCCAGCACGATCAGCTCGGTCAGGCCCTGCGCTGCGCGCATCTTGGGGTCAGGCATGCCGGGCTGTGCGGCGGCGTTCATGCTGTCGCTGTTGGGCACGGGATCATCCAGGCCGTGGTCGTCGGTGCTGGCCGTGACTTCAGTGCCGGTGAACTCGACCTGGTTGGGCTGGCCCTTGCGGCCCACTTTGGTCTCGGGCGGGCTGAAAAACTCGCCGATGGGATAGCTCAGATACTTGAAGTTCTGGGCGTCCACAGGCACACGCGGCAGGACGTTGTCGGCGATCATGGCGCCGTTTTTGTACGCGACGGCGACCGCCGACAGTACAGGGGTAACTACAAAAGGCGTTTTCATGTGTGGTCGCTCCAGGTTGTTTCAGTAAAAAAGTTAAATCAGAAAAGAGAGTCGGGATCAGGAAGCGGCTGCGGGTCAGCCCTGCACGTAGCCGGGAGCGATGTGGTAATCGATCACGTCGTCAGCCACACCGGACTGCAGCGCAAAGCCGATGATTCGGTTGTTCGCGCCAGCGGCTGGTGCGGCGGCGACGCCTTTGGAGGCCGCGTCTGCCGTGATCGGCTGGCCGCGTGTGACGATGCCGCCGAGCTTGACCTGGCCGGTGCCTGCGGTGGGGTAGTCCACCTGCTCGCCGATTTCCTTGGGCAGGGCGTCGTTGGTGCCGAGCAGCAGATCGGTCGGCGCCGCCGCCAGCGCGGCGCTGTTATCCACGGCGCCGTGCTTGATGATCAGAAAGCCCGCGATGAGGGCCTGGGCCAAAACGCTGCGGTGTTGAAGAGGTGCCATTGATTGCTCCTAGAAAAACAGGTTGAAAGGTTGGGTTGAGGTTGTCGGGGTCTGGGTAGCGCGTCGGGGTCTGGGCTTACTTTTCGCCTTTGGCCACTGCGACCACGTGCTGCACAGCCTGAGCGGCGGAAACGTGGCGGCCCTTGCCTTCCTCGGCGGCCATGAAGTCGCTGGCGGCCTGGCTGACCGCTGCCGTGTCGCTCACGTCCAGCGCGTCACCCTCGTCGGCCTGCTTTTTGGCGCCGAGCTTGATGACGGGATCGCGTGCGGCCATGAACTCGGAGAAAAACTCCAGGGCGGTTTTTTTCTGCTCGCCGCCCTCGGCCTTGGCAAAACTGAATTCCTTGCCCTCGTCTTCCAGCGCGGCCATGTACTCGGACAGGCCGGCCTCGTCGCGGGGCAGAATCACACCCTTGGCCTTCCACTCGGCGATCTGGGTGGCGATGCGGGTTTTCTGCTCGGCCTTTTTGATGGTCAGCAGCTCGGCTTGGGCCGCGCTGAAGTCAGCTGCAGGGACCATGCCCTCTTTGCCTGCGGCCTCGCCCTCGCTGCGGGCCTGGGCAATGGCGGCGTCGTGTTGCTCTTGAGTGATCATGTGGTCTTCCTCGGTCGGTTGGTTGAAAAGGGATGCAGGTTTGTCGTCGTTGAACTGGGTGCGGGCTGTGCTGGCCGCCTCAGTCATCGAGTCGATTTCCCACTGCGGCAGCGTCTCGTCGGCGGCCTCCAGGCCGTCTTTCTCGATCATTCGGTCGCGCAGGCGGCGCAGCAGCTTGGCGGCGCTCTCCAGGCCCCAGACCAGGGAATAACCGGGCGCGGCAAATTCAAAGCAGGTTTCGTCGTCGGCTGCGAACTCGACCGGCGCCAGGCCGTCGATGGCGGGCGGCATGGCGCCGAGCCAGCCCACATGCCGCACGCGCCAGCCGTGGACCTTGTCCTTGATCACCGAGACCGAACGGTTGTAATAGGCGCCGGACTCGACGCCCTTTTCAAAGGCCGGGTTGATCTTGTCGAACTTGGCAAACAGGCGGCCATCCTCGTCCAGCTTGTACTGGTCCACCTGGGCGTAGGCCGGGGCGGTGTCCTTGGGGTGGCCGATCACGGCGGGCGCGGCGCCGAGCTTGTGGTTTTCCACCATCTGCTCGACGTCGGCCTTGCTGAAGCTGACCTGCCGGCCCTTGCTGTCGGTGTGCGTGCCTACCTTGAAAACTTCAACAAACCCGCGCAGGCCTTTGACGGCGGCGTCGATGGCTTTGCTGATCGGGGCTTTCTTGGATGTGGGCGATTTGTTCATGCCGCTACTGTGCCGAGCGGCCCCCTTTAAATCTTGGTGAAGCGTTTCACCATGCAGGGGTTTGGAGCGGGAAGCAAGAGCCCGTGGCGGGCCTGGCCTGTCAGGCGGCCTTGGCGACCTCGGCGGCTGCGGCGCGGGCCTTGGCGCAGCGTGCCTCCAGATCGGCGCTGACCACGGACAAAAGCATGGCGAGGTCGCGGCGCTGCAGCTGCGGCAGGCTTTCCTCGCTGCCCCGGCCTTCATTACTGGTGAGCTGGTGGATTGCGCGCAGGGCGCCAAGCTGGCTTTGCAACTCGTCGATGGCGTCTACGACTCGGAAGGCCTGACGCTGGCTCTCGGTTGTGACGTGGATCGCCTGCACGGCGGGCTGGTCAGGGGAGGAAGCTTTGTTCATAAATGCCGCGTCGTCTCAGGTTTAACAACGCCGCAATCATCGGGGAATGATGGCGGCGGCCCGAACAGGTGTGCAAGACCGGGAGACGCTTGGCGTTACCGGCAGGAGCTTGCGCCCCTCCCATTCGGGCCGCCTAAACTTGGTGGCCCAAAGGAAGAAGCCGCATACCTGCGGTGGTTGCGGCCTCTTGCCGCGTCTCATCGGGCTTGCACACCCGGTCACCCGCTATTTGCAAGTGACGTCTGAATTATCGGCCATTGCCCGCTCATGGCGCTGCGCCGTTACTTTTCGGAGTGGTATTTTGGGTACGCCGGGGAAAGCCCCTAGGCGGCGCTCAAGGCGCTTTTGGCTCCGCTGGTGCCGGTGCAGAGGCTGCGGCGCGTTTTAAAGGGGTTTCTGGCCGTTTTGAAAGCGGTTCCGACCGCCCGGCCTGGTCGCTAGGCCCGTTTGCCGATCCCGAAGGGGTCGTTGGCCTGACCGGCGTAGTTCGCGGGCTCATCCAGCTCGGCAAACATATCACGCGTTTTCATGTCCGTCATGCCGGCGTCGCCGCCCATGATGTTGATGCACTGGCGGCGGCTGTAGCCGGTGACCTCTGCGGTCTCGTCAAAGGTCAGGTCCTGCGCACGGCACTGGCGCACGTGGTCATGGCGCAGGCGGCGCAGGTAGGCGTCGCCCTTGGGCACCTGCAGCTCGCCCCCGCCGTACTCGGCCAGCAGCTTCACAAAGCCTTCAGGGCTGAGCGCCATGCGCAGCGGGTGGTCGTCCTTGGCCCTGCCGGGCTTGGGCACCGATATGCGGGCGCCCGGCAGCGAGCCGATCAATCGCATGGCGTCAGCGTCGCCCAGCACGCGGGCCAGCTCCCTGATCGCTGCAGGCAGCGCCTCGGGGCTGGTCGTGAGCTGGGGGACGTGGCGGGCCATGTCAGTAAGTGCGAGCGCCAACGCGCAGGCCCCATTGCTTCATGGACTCGATCAGCTTGTCGAGCTGGGCGCCCGTGGCGAAGCGCAGCGCGTCCAGCGGGCCGAGGTCTGTGCCCGCCAGCTGCTGCTTGGCCCATGCCTCGACGGCCTGGTTGCACGCCAGGCTGCTGACCGGCTTAGCCACGGCCTTGACGTCGGCCAGGGCGTACCACATGGCCAGCAGCTTTTTCACCTGGGGCTCGCGGATAAAGCCGTCGCGGGCGCGGCGCGGGTTGGCGGCCTTGATCACGACAAAGCCCTTGGCCTTGAAGTGCTGCAGCAGCTTGTCACGGCCCGCAGCGTCCAGGTCTGCCGAGCTGGCCTTGCCGGTGACCTGCAGGACCACGGCGCGGTAATCGTCGTCCGTCATGCCGGCCGTTTTCTTGAAGTGCGCCTTGGCCATGTGGATCAGGCCCAGCTCGCGCTTGCGGATGGCGTCTTGCGGGATCATGCGCCCACCAGCGGTTTAGCGGCCTGCTCGACGGCGCAGCTGCCTGGCTTGCCGATGCACAGCCGAAAGTCAACCACACCGATCCAGGCCAGCGCGTAGAGGACAAGCAGGATGGTGCCGATGGCTTTTCTCATGCTGCGGCCCTCAATGCGGTGATGTAATCGCAGCCCTGCAGCGGGGCGACAGCGTTGCCCAGCATGTGGACGCCCAGCTTGTGGGTGCGCGGCAGGATGGTGCCAACCGGGAAGCCCATGCCGGCCCGGTTCTCGTCCAGGGTGAGCATGCGCATGCGGTCGCCGTCAATCACGGCCCAGCGGTCGCGCGTCGTGATCGTGCCGATGGGCCGTGCCAGGCTGCGGCCAGTGGTGCCCGAGCCACTGCCATAGAACGGCGCGAGGAACCTGCTGCCGTGGGCCTTGCGGCCGGCAGCGATGCGGGCCAGTGTTTTCTCGGCCCGGCCGGGCTTGTTGACCGGCGACCAATTGCCCGCCTTGAAGTCGATGAACGACGACGCCGGGACGTGGTCGCGCTTGGGAATGGTCAGCACCAGCGGGTGCTTGGACTTGGTGACCACGATGAAAACCCGCTCTCGGTTTTGTGGCACGCCGTGATCAGCAGCGTCCGACTGATGCACGCTGACCGACCGGCCCAGCGCATTCAACGCGGCGACCCATGCCCCGTACAGCGGCCACTTCAGGAAGTCGGGCACGTTCTCACCGATGGCGGCGTCCGGATTGCAGGCCTCAATGGCGCTGATGAATGCCCACGCCGTGGCGCGGGCCGTGTCGTGGCGGGGCTGATCCTTGCCGCGTGCGCGGCTGTGGCCCTGGCAGGCCCACGACGCCAGCAGCAGGTCCATGCGGGGAACGGCGTACCAGTCCTGCTGCTGAAGGTCCTGGCAGACGTGGATGGTGCCGGGATGGTTGGCCGCGTGAGTTTTGACCGCCTCGGGCCAGTGGTTGCCCGCCCAGATCACTTTGCAGCCGGCCATGGTGGCGGCCAGGCTGAAGCCGCCCATGCCTGAGAACAGATCGGCCACGGTGGTCATGCTTTTGCCTTGCGAGTGATCAGCGCCGACCGCAGCACGGCCATGCCGAGCTTCCTGGCGATATGAACTTCAAGCGTGGCGCCTTGCGAGTTTTCCCAGCCGTCGAGCAGCGCCACGCTGGTGCAGGTCAACAGTTCGGGAATGTCTTTTTTCATGCAGCCGACCCAGCCCATGGTCGTTCCCATGTTGATCTCGGCTGGGTTGACCACGTGAAAGCCCAGCGACCGCAGACGCAGCGCCTCGGCACGGAATGCCGGGAAGTTGAGGTTGGGCAGGCCGGTCATCGGCCCTGCGAGGTAAATGCGGGTCATGCTGTGCTCCCGATGGCCAGCCCCGCCACGGCCTCGTCATAGGCAGCCTTGGCGCGCTCGTCCACCAGCTCGGCGCCGTCAGCGTACTTGACCACGTCGCGCCACTCCAGGCTCGGCAGATAGTCATCCTCGTCGTTGAGCAGGTCGTGCACCCAGTCGCTGGCGTGCAGCAGCGCCAGGAACATATCGTCGTCACCTTTGTCCATGTAGGCGTCATGCACCTGGCCGTTGGTGAGCCGATAGGCCAGCACGTCGATCTGGGCGTTGATCACGGCGCGGCTGTTGTCCTGCAGGCCACAGCTGCCGACCTCTGGCACCAGCTTGGCCAGCTCGGCCAGCGTGGCAATCTCCAGGGCAATTGCTTCATCAGTTTTCATCGTTTTCACTCCTTTGTTAAAGGCCTTTGACCGGGGGTCACAGGGCTTTAAAAAAGGCCCCAAGGCCGAGGCCTCGGGGCGTAAAGATCAAGCCGTCTTGACGGTTTCCAGGCCGTCCGGTCCGTGATCAGGGAGACATTCGGTTAGATATCGGTGGGGCCGATCTGGATACGTTTTTTCGGCTCAGCTGCGGGCGCTGGCTCTGCGGCTTGCAGCTCTGGCTTTGGCGCGGGCTGCGTCAGGGCCTTGAAAAACTTGTTGGCATCGGCCCCGGTGAGGTGGATGCGGCTGTGGTTCTTGCCGTGTGTGACCTTGACGCTCATACCGAGGCGGCGTCCAGTGGAATCGCAACGTATTCGCCGCTCAGAGCGTCGCGGTAATAGAAGCGGATGTGCGCTTTGGTGCCGACGCTCTTGATGCTGTCGCTGATCGCATCCATGGCCCTCAGCCACTTTTCGTCAGTGATCTTCAGAGCCCGCAGATTCAGCACAGCTCCCGTGTTGATCTTTCCGGCCTTGTCTGTCTTGAAGGCCTGATCCACGATGGCCTTGATGTTCTCGTTGCTGCCCTTCGACCAGGTGTGAATGCATTCACTGATCAGCGACTGGGCCACCTGCAGGCGCTCATCGAACACCAGCGTTTCAGCGATCTGGCGAATGATCTTGTAGCTGCCGTCATAGCTGTGCAGCGTGACGTTGCCTTTCTTGCCGCCCAGCTTGGCGTCGTACTCTGCCAGGCTACGATCAACAAACTCATTGAAAAACTGCATCGCGCTTGTCTTGAATGCCAACAGCGCCGCGCTGGCCTCAAGCGCTTTACCGCAGAGCTGACGCACCACGGCGTCGCGGTCCTTGTCGATATCTTTGATCTTGCTGATTGGCGTGAAACCGCCATCAGAGTTGAGCCACATGCCTCTCGGCACTTCTACTTTTTCGACTGTCATGTCGTCTTCCTTTCAGTTGGTAAATCGTTCCCGCCGCGCCGCACCGAATAGGCATCAGCGCGCACATCAAAAATCACGTCGCCGTCCATGAACGGGTCGAGCAGCGCGTGGATCACTTCGCCCTCGTCGGCGGCGGTGGCCTCGGCCAGCTTGGCCACGGTGATCGGCTCGCCGTCCTTGGGCAGCAGGGCCAGCAGGGTGATCTGCAGGCCGTTGAACTCGGGCAGACGGCTCATGGCTGCGGCCCCTTGCCTTTGGCGGCCATGTCAGCCTTCATCTGGCGCACCAGGGGGCTGTCCACCTTGGGCGGTCGTGGCGGCGCTGGCGGCAGCGCGGCGCCAGCCGCAGGGGCTGGTGAAGGTGCCGGCGCCTCGGTCCGGCCAAGCACCTCGCCGATGGTTGCGGCGCCGGCCTCGTTGGCGCGGCCACGGCGCTCGCCGTCCACCATGCGCTCGTCACGGGCCTCGCCACGGTCGGCGATTTTCATGAGCACCTGGTACAGGTAGCCATTGCCCTGCAGGGGCACGCTCAGGGTGCCTTTGTCGTGGGCGTCAAAGACGGCCTGAAACGCGGCCTTCCAGCTGTCGCCGTTGACCAGCCAGGTGCGGCCCGTGCGCTCAATGCTGTTGCGCTGTATGTCGGGCACCAGCTCGGCCAGCAGCCTGCCAACCACGCCGATGCGCAGCTTTTGCTTGGCCGGCTTGTGCAGGCGCAGGTAACGCACGACCATGCCGCCCAGCGGCAGGCTGGCGGTCACCACGTCGGCGATCAGGCGGCGCACCTGGTCGTCGTCAATCATGCGCAGCAGCAGGCCGTCCAGGCTTTCCTCGGCGCCGCAGACGCCGCAGGTGTTGATCAGCTCGGCGGTGCTCATGCTGAGACCCCTGTGCGGCACCACTGGCGCTCGTTGGTGGCTTCCTCATAGCCCGGCAGCGGCGGGTTGGCGGCAGTGACCTGCCAGGCGTCGCGCAGGCGGGTCTCGATCTTGGTGGCGTGCCCGGCGGCAGTCAGGCGCTTCAGGCAGTCCTCCATACGGACCGAGTTAAAAACCGGCGTCCAGTGCTGCACCAGCTCGGCGCTGGACATAGGCCGGGCGGCGCGGCGCAGGCTCAGCCAGACCATGCGAGCGTCCTGGTCGATGTGGCGGGGCTCGCTCATGGCCGTGGCCCCCTCAGGTAGGCCCACAGCAGGCGCCAGGCGCCGCGCAGGCCCTTGGCGGCTGCGGCGGCCTGCGCCTCGGCCTTGCGGCGCATGGACCGCCTGTACGGGCCTTCCAGCACGTCAGGCGCAAAGGACGCGCAGCCGCTGCCCTGCAGGCAGCTGCGGTCACAGCAGACGGCCACCTTGCGCTCGGCGCCCTGCAGCGCCTGCCAGTCATTGGCGGCCTCGGCGAGGGCGGTGGCGCGGTCGCAGCCATAGAAGGCAACCAGGCGCGACGCGCGGCGCTCGACCCAGCGGGGGCGGTGGGCCAGCGTCACTTTGTCACCTCGGCGCGTTTCTTGGTCATGAACAGCACCTTGGCGGCGATGGTCTCGATCAGCTGGGCGCTCAGGGGAATGTTGCCCATGCCGTAGTCCTTGATGGCGGGCACCAGGTTCTCATTGAGCACGCGGGCGCTGCCTTGGCCGTATTCCCACAGCGAGGTCAGCACCTCGTCGGACAGGTCCATGGCCAGCGCGGCGCGGGCCATGTCGTCGGCGTCGTCGCGGCTGATCGCCTTGATGGTCTCTGGCCACATGCCGACCCGGCTGCGCACCTGGTCAAACTGGCCGTGCTCGGGCTTGATCAGGCCGGTCAGCTTTTCCGTGCCGGCCAGCACCACGCCGATCTGTGCCATGTCGCGGATGCGGCGCAGGTGCTGCAGCGCGCTGCCGCTCATGTTCTCGGCCTCGTCGGCAATGATCAGGTAGTTGGTGCCCTTGAGGATGCGCACCAGCTCGCGGAACTTGCGGTCGAGGCCGGGCGGGATGGCATTGTTGAGCTGCTGCAGCAGCTCGGTCATCAGCACGCCCGGCGTCATGTTGGGGCTGACCTCGATCAGCAGGGTCATAGGGCTGGCCGCCACGTATTCCTTCAGAAACCGCGTCTTGCCGATACCGACGTGGCCGGTGATCACGCCAAAGTTTTGATGCTTGCGGGTGCGGTCGCAGACCACGCCGAGCAGGCGGTGGACGCTGCCCTTGACATAGCCGGGCGTGCCGTCCACCAGGCGCTCGGTCTCGGTGTCGAGAACGGCCTGCATCTGGTTGAGCTGGCGGGTCGGGCTGCTGACGTACTTGCCGGACAGAATCTGGCTCAGCGTGCCGTTGGGAATGCTGGCCTTCTTGGACAGCCACGCTTTGGACTGCTGATGATCCTCCAGCCATTTGGTGATTGCGGCGACCTTTTCGAGGTCCTGCGGCGTGTACACGCTGCCGGCCTTTTTGATGGCCGGGAGGGTTTGCTGGGCTGCTGCGGGGGTGGTAGTCATTTGTCTTTTCTCCATGTGGTTAGATCAATCTCAAAGACGTCAGCGGTGACAGGTGGCGCGGTCGGCAGCGCGGGGCGCAGGGCCTCGATAGCTGCGACCTGCGTTTCGGCAGTGATGGGATCGACGCGGCGCTGGGCGACCTCGTCCAGCTTTCGCTCCAGGCGCTTGACCTGGCCGGCGGCGCGGCGGTCGCGGCCTTCCTCCAGGCGGCTGACGGGCAGCACGCCGATTTCATGAGCCCACAGCGCCTCCATGAGGAACCGGCCCTTGTCGTCAAACAGCCAGACGCGGCTGTCGTCAAACAGGTCGTATTCGACGTGCAGCTTTTTGCCGTCAAACAGCGCGAGCGCCTCGGCGTAATAAAAGCGGTTGTGCAGGCGCACGGTCTGACGGGTAACCGTCTTGATTTCACGCGGCCTGATGACGCTGGCCATGTCCAGCTCGACGCTGACGCGCTGAAGGGTTGCCCAGACTTGCGCCGGGGTGCGCCCGCCGAGCTTGTCCTGCGGCTGGTTGTGGTAGTGCTCAAGCCAGCGCATGAAGCTCTCGACGTACTCACGCATTGACGGCAGCGTGCGGGTCGGCGTGGCCTTGTTGAGGTCGGCGCTCAGGCGGCGGTTGGTCTCTGGCGCCATGTCGTCGCCGCAGTACACCTGCCCGCCGGCAAAGAACTTGTCGTGCTTGTCGCGCACCGTGCGGAACCAGCGTTCAATCCAGCCCTTGCCGTGCGGGTTGCCCGGCAGCGCGCCGATCATGCCGATATCGAAGCGGCTGTAAAAGCCGGTGACCTCGTCGCTCAGCATCTTGGCGCGGTAGCCTGCGCCCCGGTCAACGTACACCCACGCGGGGACGTGGTCGTTGACGCGCATGGAGTGGCTCAGGGCGAACAGCGTGGACACGGCGCTTTCGCTCTCTGTGAACCAGACGCCGGCCACGTAGCCGCTCTTAATGTCGATGAAGGCCGTCAGCTCGGGCCTGAAGGGCTTGCCGGTGTTGGGGTGGCCAACATAGCAGTCACAGGTGTGGCCGTCGCCTGCGTAAATCTCGCCCACCAGTACCTCGTCCAGGCTGCGGCGCTGAAACTTTTGACGGCGCAGCTTGTGCAGGTGGGGGCCAATGCGCGACGGGCTGTTTTTGCCGAGGGTAGCGGGCAGCGCCTTCAGGTAGCGCGCCACGCGGCTCTCGGTCACGTCCTCGAAACCTTCCTCAATGAGGCGCGAGGCCACGTCTGCAAAGCCGGGCTTGCCGGGGATGTTGTAGAGGGCGACTGCGCGCACCTCCCAGCCGTAGTCCTGACGGACGCGGCCTTTGTATTTCGGCAGCAGCCCCGTGACGCCCTCCTTGCGGTAGGCGGACAGGGCGCGCTTGATCGTGGGCACGGATACGGTCTCCCAGCCCACCAGCGTCATGAGGTGGCGCATGCGGGCGTCGAGCTTGCCCGCTGCCGACTGGCTGACGAAAAGCGCGGCCACGTTGTTGATGCTCGCGCCGTCCTCGACCAGCTGGCTCAGCGGCTTGAGCAGGGATTCCAGAAACCCGGCCACGCGCTTTTGCTCCGCTGTCGCCGTCACCCATGCGTCGTCCGGATTCAACGCTGCAGGAAGGTCACTCATATGGCGTATCTGTTTGGTCAATGCCTGAACTGAGCCCATGTGTTTCACCTATAGGGGGTGGGGTGGAACAAACGGGGCTCAGGCCTTGGCCTTGGGGGCTTCAGGCGCTTTTGCGGGGCGGCCCTTGCCCTTGGGCTTGGCCTGGTCGCGCTCATGCTTGCGCAGGGCTTCCTCATGGCTGTGCAGGGCGATCAGGTTGGCAAATTCGGCGGCCACTTCCTTGACCTCGGATTCGTCCAGGAAGGACAGCGCCTCGGGGTGGCTGGCGAGGCGCTTGGCCTTGTCGCCCAGCGCGTCGGCCAGACCCTTCAGGCCGCCGTCCACCAACTCGCGCAGCGCCAGCAGGCCGGACAGCGCCAAGCGCAGCGTCGGGTCGGACCAGTCGTGTGACTGCTCATTGCCGCGCAGGCCGTAGGCCTCGACGGTGACCGGGTGCAGCGACGTGATGGCCAGCTCTGCCTTTTTGAGCAGGGCGACGATCTCCAGCCGGATATCGGCGACCACCACGGGCACGCCGTCGGCGTCATCGGCGTCGCGCTGGCGTCGCTTGAGTTTTTTCAGGGCGCCGTCGCGCTCGGCCTCGGCCGTGTCGGCCTTGACGGACAGGTCGGTATTGCTGGCTTCCAGTTCCCGGATGCGCACGCGCAGCTCGCGCACGCTCAGGCCGGAAATATCAGGGCCGTCCTCGTCGTCCAGCAGGTCCTCGATCACCGAGGCGTCGGCGCTGGCCAGTGCCAGCACCTTCGATTTTTCGAGGTTGAGCATGGTGGACCGCTGCTCGGTTGGCAGGCTGGTCACAAACTTGGCCATGCGCATCAGCTCAGAGGCGCGCTGGCTGCTCAGGCCGGTTTCTTCCAGGGCGGCAGCAAAGGCGCCGTGCTCCAGCTCGCCCTTGACGGATAACAGCAGGTAGCCGGCCTCCAGCGCAAGGCGGGCGGCCATGTTGTAGGAGCCCACGGCCCGCGTGATGCGGTCGGCGGCGGGGCCTGCAATGACGATGCCCATTTGCTGGGCGGCCTCGGCGTCGGCGGGGCTGAAGTCAAATCCCCGGACTGTGCGGGGATTTGCGGCGGTCAATTCTGTGGAGGGTTTTTTTGCCATGGTGTTCACGCTGCTTTCTTGAGACCGAATGCGACGGCGACCTTGTGGCCGACGCCGTGGGTGCCTTTGTTGACGCCGCGCACGACCTCAGAGACCGTGCGGTAAGGGAAGCCCTTCTTGTCAGCGAACTGGCGCAGGGTGATGCCGTGGTCCTGCAGGATGGCTTTCGCCTCCTCTGGGCTTTTGGCTCGAATGGTGGGAATCACCACGTTCGTTGTCTTTTCAGCTTTTTTCATTGACCGTTGACCTTTCTGTTAACCGTGGATTACCTGTTATTGAACTGTTAGAGATCATAAGTCAACAAAACGGGTAATGCAAGCGAGTTAGTTTCTTTTTGTTGGACAGGCCTTTTTGTGACGTATGACCAGAAACCGCTTTGTCGGCCCAGTCCTACGCGACATGCCGTTTTGTTGGTGCCACAATCGGCGTTTTCGATTAACTGTGAATTCACTGTGAACAACAAAAAGGAACCGGCTGCGGACACCAAGGCCGAGATAGGCGCCCGCCTTCGGGAGGAGCGCCACCGGGTGGGCAAGGGCCAGGAGGATTTCGGGAACGTCTGCGGGGTCAGCAAGACCTCGCAGTTCAACTACGAATCAGGCGAGCGCTCACCGGACGGGGAATACTTCGCCAAGGCCAGCGGGGAGCTGGGCGTGGACGTGCTGTACGTGATCACGGGCAGGCGCGCCAAGCCGGCGGCCAATGACGACTATGTGGTGATCCCCAAGCACAATGTCTCGGCCAGCGCCGGCCCCGGTGCAATCAACGGCGATGACGGCGAGGCGCTGGGCCTTTGCTTTCGGCGCAGCTGGCTCACCAAGCGCGGGCTGCAGCCGGGCTCGCTCAAGGTGATCGACATAACGGGCGACTCGATGACGGGCAAGCTGGCAGACGGTGACCAGGTGCTGATCGACATGTCGCAGACCACGCCCAAAAGCGGCTTTGCCTATGTGCTGCTGCAGGGCGATGAACTGCTGGTGAAATACGCGCAGCTGCTGCCGGACGGTATCCTGCGCGTGAGCAGCGAGAATCAGGCCTATCAGCCGTATGACATTGACCTGGCGAAAGTGACCGACGTTTCAATCCTTGGCCGCGTCGTGGCCTCAACTCATGAATGGTGAAAACATGAACGATTCAATTGCGGCAGTACAGCGGCCGGCGTTTCATCCGGCCTTGAAAAAGGTGATTGCAGGGGCGCTCGCCCTGGCGGCGTTCTTTGTGGTCTTCCACTACATGCGCCAGCCCAATGGCGTGGTCGGCGTCGAGTCAAAGGCGACACGGCACGCGCTGGCGCTCGCGGCTGAGCAGCTGCAGCGGGCTGACAAAACCGGGGACCGCGCAGCGGCCACCCAGCTGCTCGATGTGGCTTTGCCGCTCACGCAAAAGATCAACGACGGCGCGGTTGGGCGCCCGGCCATGCGCGGCTGTCAACTGGCGGGGGCGCATCTTGCCGACGGCGTCCTGGCTGTCATGAACGGCGGCAGCTGGTCGGCGCGTGGCCGTTTTGAAGAGGCTTTGAAAGGCTGCTGAGCCCGTTGAAACCTTGAAGGGAATGCGCTCTGGTGAAATGCTTCACCAAGATTAAAGCGCGCTGACTCCAGACACTGAGGGCTCTTATCGCAAGAGCCCTTTTTAACGTCTGGAGTCAACCATGTTTTCTAAATTCCCCCGCATGTTGGTCTGGCTGGTGCTGACCATCGTGCTGATGATCCTGGCGCTGGTGCTCCAGGCTGAAGCGCCCGGCAACCTGGTCGCCGTCACGCTCTACAAAATGCACCTGCTCTCGCTGGCAGGCTGGGGCGGCTACTGGCTCGACCGGGCGCTGTTTCCATACGACCGGCCCCACTGCTACCTTGAGGACGATGCGCCTGGCGCACTGAAGCCTGTGCAGGACGGCGTCGAGCAGACCGAGCTTGACCTGCAGTTTGTCGCCTCGCGCTCGATGGCCAGTGCGCAGCTGCGTCGCGCCATCGTCGTCGCGGCCTGCATCGTCGGCGTCTGCCTCGGGGCCTGACATGCTGCTGGTCTGGTACTTTTTCCAGCGCAAGCGCCTGCCGGTGGCCGTCAAGGCGCCGCTGCATCCGGTGGCCAGCATCATGTTGGCTTTCACCTGGGGCGTTCATGCCTTGTTTCTCACGGGTCTGCTGTGCATTGCATGCGCGCAGGCCATCCCGAGGGACGCGCTGCGCCACCAGGCCACACTCAAACGCGAGGCCCAGCGCGTCTGGGGGCTCAACGCCCCCGTGGCCACCTTTGCCGCTCAGGTCCACCAGGAAAGCCGCTGGCGCGAGGACGCCCGGTCGCCTGTGGGCGCGGTAGGCCTGGCGCAGTTCATGCCCGCAACCAGCAACTGGATCGGCGGCCTGTATGTCAGCCTGGGCGACCGGGCGCCGACAAATCCCACCTGGGCGCTGCGCGCCCTGGTGACCTATGACCGATGGCTGGCAGACCGCATCAAGGCCGTGGACGGCTGCGAGCGCATGGCTTTCACGCTGAGCGCCTACAACGGCGGCCTGGGGTGGGTTTACAAGCGCCAGAAGCTGTCCAGGGAACCGGGCCGCTGCATGGGCGCCACCTGCGCGGTCAACCCCGGCGTCACGCCCGCCAGCCAGCGCGAAAACCAGCATTACCCCGAGGTGATCCTGCGGCGCTTTGAGCCGGTCTATGCCTCATGGGGCGCGGGGAGCTGCTCATGATCACGACC